TCCTTTGCCAGGTGATTCCGGTTGTTTCGTCAAGCGAATTGCCCCCTCCATCGCCCCTTCTACGCGATTTTGTTCCCACACGCCGGGCAGAAGGTGGCATTTTCTGCCAATCGTGCGCCGCATTTTGTGCAGAAAGCCGGCGATGACGATTGACCATCAGTTGTCGGTTCTGTCGGATCGCACCGGTTAGGAGCATCATCATCTTCGTTGTGTTCACCATCGCGTGTCCGGGGTTGTCGCGGTCGAAGTGGACAAGGCCCAGGGCTTCGAGCTGTTCTGCGTTCTCGTCGATGAAGCTGGAAAACTCAGACTTGACCGGATCGCGCGCCTCAAGCATCTTTGATTCGAGCGCGTCCAGGATGGCAACATCGTCGTGCTCGTCGAAGGCAATCCATTCGATGTCTGCGTGTGCGCTGCCCTCTGCGTCGAAGATGAATCTGGTGGTGCTGTAATTGCGGATCACGGCCAGGTTCCCGTCTGCACCAATTGCTCCCACGGCAGCCGTAGCCTTCAGCTCGCCAACGATCACAACCGCCCCGAGGTCGGATGTCGTTTTGCCAGTGTCGGCTGTGCCTACTGCCCCGCCCAGGAGCAGGCCGCCATAGCCCTCGCCTTCCGTGAACCCGCGAATATACAGGCCGCCGCTAGTGGCGTGCCCCTTCTTCACCAGGCCAAATGTGTCCGTCTCTGTGATGTCCGTCATACCGTGCGCCACGTCGGAGGACTTCAGCGCCAGCGCCTCGTCATCGTTCGCGGCCTGGTTGATCGTGATGCCGATGGCCTGAAACGTGTTAGCGACATCGTTGATGAACAGCGGTGCACCAGTGACGTTGATATAGCCACCGGTGTGTAAGGTGATTTTGGCAGTTATGCCAGCCGTCTCCCCCGCTGAAACGACTGTCACACCATCCTGGCCACTCGGAGCCAAAGCGGACACAAGCATCCACGAGTTCTTCCCCGCCACGCTTGGGGACTTTAGTTGCACCTCGTGTGTCGTTCCGCCAACGTCCAGCATGCCCAAGTACCCATTGAGCGTGGTTCCGTCCGAGGCGAACAACTTGTATGCCTCATTCGCAACGTAGGCCGCCGAGCCTGCCGTGATGGATATGCCGTCGCCGTCGATCTTCACCGGCTCCGTCGTCGTGTTGTACGCTGCCCCCTGAATGATCACGCTGATGTTCGGCCCGGCGCTGTTCAGTTCAATGCGCCCGTCGTCTTCTGCGCCCATGACCAGAAACGCCGTGCCCGCCGGCCAGTCGTTGGCGCCTGAACCGTCAATGTCTCTGTCCCCGCTCGCGTCGGCACCAATCTTGTAGACCGTGCCAGCCACGTTTGCGCCGACCAGGAAATACTCTACGTTGCCAAACGCCCGCATCAGCACCCAGTCGGCGGCTGTCATCGCCTTACCAAAGTCGCAGGTATCGTCGCTGTCTGCCAAATCCGCCGCAATCGAGCCTTGGTCGTGTGGCACAACCAGCCAGCCGCCGATGAGCGAGACGGTGTTCTCTGCGAATACCAGCGCCTCAAGCTCGGAGATGTACGCCTTACGGAACAACTTCGAGCTGGTGCCGATGTCGTAGGTGTCGGTTGTGGCTGGCACGATGCTGTAGGACGTGAGCGTGTTCTGGATCGCGGTCGCCGCTGTGAACGTTGTGGCCGCAGTGAATGTGTGCGCACCCGTCCACGTCGGAGCCCACGCCGTGTTGACCGAGAGGTCGTAGTCACCACTGGCCCCCATGTCCGTTGCAGTCAGCCCAGCGCCGATGTCCAGGCGGCGACAGTTCGGCAGGCTGTCATTCAGGCTCATCACGAGGTACTGAGCATCGTCTGGCGCGCCCTCGCCCGTGGTCGTCGTGCCGGTGCCGCTCGCGCCGGTGCCAACATCGCCGATATTGAGCGTGTTGTCCGACTTCAGGTAGATGGCCTGTTGCAGCGCGTGGGCGTCGTCGTACCACCCCACGGCGACGACGTTATTCCCGATGATGCGTAGCCCGCGATCGTCAAATTCTACTGGCATTCTACGGCGCCCCCCGGAGCCACGTTGCGCCGAACTCTGGCGAGAAGTTGCCCGTGCTCAGGATGTTGATGTCGACGGTCGTGTATACCTGCATTTCGACGTAGTTTGTGGCCACCAGCGAATACTGAGCGCTGATGGATAGCCCAAGGTCGTGCGTGTTCATCGTCAATTCCATCGGACCGATCTGCTGAATGACTGTTGCTCCGCCCAGGATAATGCGGATGCCATAGTATGCCGTGCCACCTCCAACTCCTGACGTGTCGAATTGCGCCCCACCGTCGATGGTGTAGATGCCGTCTCCATTCGTCGGCACCGTTAGTCTGCTGGTGTTTGACCCTGTGTCGTGCATTGTGTTTGTGTCCCAGCGCTCCTGGTTGAGCGTCACTGTACGCCAGCCGTTGACGTCCGGATCGAATGCAGCGTCGTTATACGCCCGGCAGGACGGCGTGATGAAATATTTCAGGCCGGTCGCCTCGCCAGACGCAGCGCCGAGGAGCGTCCCGTTCGCCCCGACCGCCAGGCGCGCCGTAGCATTAGCCGCAGTAGCCGCGACGACGTCCCCCTTGGTCGTGACCAGACCAGGAGCCGTCAGCTCGAAGTTGTCCCGGAGCGTGTTGTAGTTCCCGAGCGTCAGCGTGTCGCTGGCGATCTTGGCAGGCATACTTGCAAAAGCCATTGTGTTCTCCCCCTTGTAGATGATCGGTTGTGACCGAATATGATCAGTAGATCAGCAGGTGCCCAGACTCTAGCGTGGAATCGTCAAGCCTGAATGGTGTCCCAGGATCATAACCGGTCATCAGGTTGATCGTTACGCGGTGATCTTTGCCGCCCCGGACGATCCTGTGCCGCATCGAGTAGATGAATCCAGACACGGCACTGAGCCCGGTCTGCGCCTCTGTCACTACGACCTTGTCCTGTAGCTCCAGATCACGAGCGGCTGCTATCAGCGTTGCCGTTCGGTTTGCCGAGAAGGTCAATCCCTCGACACAATCAACCGGGTCTTTATAGACGGCGACCAGGTAGCCAGCCAACGATAATGCATCGGCCTGCGAACTCATCAGCGGCGCGGATATTGCCAGCTTGCGTTTGCCGTAGGCTGTGACGCTGGTATCATCGGTGCTGTTCATCGTTACGTCGTTCTGTGATCGCACAGGGTACGCCCTGACCTGTAGTTTCTGCACGTACACCGGCGCGGCGTCTGCGTTGGTCAACGTAATATCTGCGTGATTGCCGTAGAACGTAGCCGCGCACGTCACGTCGCCTGTCATGTCGGTGCCAGCGCCGCCCTCGTCGTCTGTACACTCATAGTCTGTGCTGGCAACCGGCGTGATTGAACTCAGGCCGCCAACGGTGATCTCTGAGTTGACTGGGTCTTTGAATCGGATCGTGAACTCGCGGTTGTCGCTGCCCTCAATTTTCGGCGCGGAGTCCTGCGATATTTCCCCGACGATTTCCAGGTTCGGGCTGATGCGCCTTGGCGTGCAGGTTACGTCGATGGCGTTGTAAACCGTGCTGGCCGTCTTCTGGTAGTCCATGTCCATCATCAGGTCGTCTATGGTCAGCTCAGTACTGGCGTCTAGCGCTGTCTGGTGCCGGTTGTGGAATGTTGGGTCGCCGTCCTTGGCGATGAAGAAGCGCCCCCAGTCAGCAGCGCATGCATCCAGTATCTTCGAGCTGGCCCGGATATTCTCGTATGGCCCCCGAGTCCGCGGGGCGCCGTCGAATGCCTTCCAGCTCCAACGGTCTGCACTCGTGGGAAAGAAGTTGATGCCTGCCTGATAGTCTGTATCAGCCGGTGTGTAGCAGGCCGCCACGACTGCGGTGATTATGTCGTCCGCGTAGACGTCGGTCTGGAGTGCTATGTCGCCAGCGTAGATGTCCAACAGCGCTATGTCGTCTACACATTCGAGGATACAGCGCCGTGTTCCGTATTGCCCCATCGCTGGCTTGATCGATTCGATGCGGCCCGTGAATAGCGTCACAGTCGAGCTGTATGTCATTGTGAACAGTACGGTACGAGCCGGGAGTACGTCGGCTTCGAGAGCTGGAGAGAATGCTTGCGAGGCGTTGTTGAGCACGAACGTGGCGCGCCCGACCGCGGCCATCCTGGCCAGCGGCGAACTGAACCCGCGTCGAATGTTGGCGCTGATCATGAGCGCGCTGATGTCGTCGCCTGAGTCCCCATAATCGCCGTCATTGTTCCAGTCGACCGTGAGCGTATAGGTTGCCGTTACACTCATTCTCTACCTCAGCGCCGCGTGCGAGAAGATGCCCCTGTCCTGGAGTGCCTGCATCACGGCGGCCGCCGTGGCCTGCGGATCCCCGGAGCCATCGATGTTGATGTTCCCATTCCAGGTGCCCCCGCTGGCACCGGCTCGGTATGCCGCAGCCTCGTCGGTCGGTAGCACGGCCTCACCCTGGTGGAGATATGCTAGGCCGGTATCTGGCACGTAGGGCGTACCGCCCGCATACTCAGGCACAGTCCAGTCAAACGTACTCGGAGCGCCCGTCGAGCTGTAGTTAGTTCGCACGTCAATGGTGACACTCTTGTGTCCGGGAATGTCGTTCATGTTCGCCAGAATCTCGCCTGTTTTCTGCGATGCATAATCCAGGCCGTCTGACACGATACTGAGATTCAGAGGCTGTAGGCCCATCAGATCGGTCGCCTGCTCCTGCACATTGAACAACGCTTCATCTACGTCCATGATGTATTCGGCCTGCTTGACCGCGGCCGCTCCATGCTCGCCCGATGATTGCGCCAGCGCAAGGTTCGCCCCAATGATGCCATCTGCAGAGATAATGCCTGCTTCCATCAGGCCGCCCAGCCGTGAAAATGCCTCACCAGATGCGATTATTGTCGGGGTTGTTGTGCCTGTCGCTATACCGATTCTCTCAATTTCATCCGCTGTGTATCCCCCCGCGTCCGCAGTGTCTACAAGCAGCTGCCACAGCGCCCCGGAGCTGGTATCGATGTCTGCCAGATATGCAGCATAGCTCCCCATCACCGTCGCCAGTGGCTCCATCGCTTCTGCCGCTGGTGTAGCGACGCCAGGAATCTCGCTCATCCCTTGGTGAACCAGCATCATGCCAGACGACGCGTGGATCGACGCATTCCCTAGTTGTGTTTGGGAATTGGTCAGTCCGTCGATCTGGCCGGTGTCTATCTCCGCAAGGGGGCTGGGCGGAGGAACCTTTGCCGCGTCCCATTGCGCCTCAGTCAGCATCCGTTGCCCGTCGCCAGCAAGCCGCGCCATCCGCTCGTATTGCTCGTATGAGTCTGACAAGTCGAATATTGTGTCCTCGTGCCCTTCCAGGATCTTGTTGCCGAGTAGCACCAGCCCGACCAGCGCCGCCAGTGGAGCGACGATACCCCCAATGATAGCACCGAGCCCGCCCGACGCGATCGTGGCCGTCGACACCCCAGCCCCCATCATCTTGAACCCCAGGCCAATGTTAGCCAGGAGTCCGGGAAGCCCGGTGAATGCAGCCAGTGCTTTGAGCGCAGTGACGGTAGCCGCGATTTTCGGTACCACCAGGATCAGCCCGCCAAATGCCAGACTGCCCGCCGTGCCAATGAGCAGGAGATTCGACACCAGCTCCTTCGTTGCCGGTGCCAGGTCATTGAAGGCATCTACCGCGCCGGTTGCCCAGTCTGTGAGCCCGGTCAGGTCGTCCAGGAAGGTCTCGCCGATTGCGATGCCTGCGGCTTCTACTGTGCCCCCAAGCGCCTCAATCCGCCCTTCCAGTGTGTTAGTCTTGACCTGCGCTATCTCCGCAGCGGTAGCCGCGCCAGCGATAGCGCCTTCCATGTTCTCCCAGCCCTCAGTGCCTTCGGCTAGAAGCGTGTTCATCGCCTTCATGCCGTAGGTGCCAGCGAGCGTCTGAATGTACTGGTTGCGCTGCTCCTCAGTCACACCGGAGAGCGCCGCGCCCAGCTCGCCCATGATCTGCGGCAGTGACTTCAGCGCGCCCTGTTGGTTGTATAGCTCGACATTCAGATCCGCCAGCGCGTCCGTTGTTTTGGCGGTTGGGCGCATGATATTGGTCATCATCGACTTGAGCGCCGTTCCAGCCTCAGCGCCTGCTATGCCGCGCTGTGACAGAACCGCCAGGGCAGTGTTGACGTCCTCGAGTCCCCAGCCGAACGATGCAGCCGTAGGGCCAACATTGATTAGAGCGTCAGCCAGCTCGCCCACGCTTGCCACGGACGCATCAGCGGATTGCACGAAGTTGTCAGTGATTGATGTAGCCTCGTCGGCGTCTATTCCGAACGTGGACATTGCCACGGACACGACTTTGGACGCAGCTGCCATGTCCAGCTCGGAGGCTGCCGCGAGGTCGATAGACGCACGGAGAACACCGCCGAGTTCGGCAGTGCCCGCCATGTACTTATTCATATCCCCGAACACGTCTTCTATCGACAGTCCGGCTTTGAGCAGGTTGGTGATCGAGTCAGCCGCACCAGACGCCGTTACACCGACCAGGCTAATGTCACCACCGACCATCAGCGCGGCGTCGTGCAGCCTGCCTATTCCCACACCGGCGTCGCCAGCAGCAACGCCCATCAGCGCGACTTGGCTCTCGAAGTCAGCCGCCATACTCACGGCTTGACCCAGCCCAGCTACACCTGCGGCGCCAACCGCCGTCAGCGCCAGGCCCAGGGGCTGCATGTCGCGGAACGCCTGTTCTGCGCTCGCGCCCATCGCCCCCATCTGTTTGCCAGCGTTGCCGATGGCTGTCTTGGCCTGTGCAAGTCCACGTGTGAGGCCGGATAGATCAGCCCCAATTGATGCGTAAAGTGACGCTATTTGAATACCGATGGATCACCCCTTCCGCGTCTTCATCCGTGCCGCGTCGTACTTGTTGAGTACCTGGATGGTGTTCTGCACTTCTCGCACTGACAGCGCGTCGCTGTACTCGAACGACCAGCCGAACCGTTCTGCGAACATGACGCGCCAGTATGCCCAGGGTAGTGGTTCACCGTAATTCAGGCCCAGGTGAACCACCTTGGCTATTCCCCCGCTTCAGCGGCCCTTCTATTGGACAATTCGACGACATGGTTGTAGGCGTCCGTTGTGATCGTCGCCATATCGGTAAAGTCCAATGCCTCGTAGGCTGCCGCGTCTGTCGGATCGCCGTCAAATCCCCACGATTCGACGCACGCCTGGCATAGTTCCACTGCCATATCCCAGTCTACCGCGTCAAGAATCTTCTCGCCCTGCTTGATCGCCACGACTTTCGGCCACAGCGCCCACCATAGACGCGCTGGCATACTGTCCCGGTACAGGACTGCAATCTTCCCTTCTTCTGCCATATTCTCCCCCCTCTCACTATTGCCTGTTAGGCATATACAGTGTCAGTTACCGCGCCGCTGAACTGAAACGTCGCGCTGATTGCTACAGCTCCAGCATACGGTATAGTTCGACTACGCCCGGTAACGATGGCGTTGACCCAGTGCCGTTGATCGGTGGACACCGAGCCTTCGTCAGCCCATTCCAGTGTGCCCTCTCCGTGAATTGCGAGTGCCGTCCAGATCGCAGATCCATCAGCCTGCATAACGGCCGAATAGGTCGCCGTGCCGTCTGTGAGCCGTGTCAGGTACGTCGTCGCGGTATCTGCGCCAGCAGACACGTCGATCGAGTCCCCGGTCTCGTTGGCCTCAAACGACGTGTATTCCGTGCTGAGGTCGACGCCCTTGAATGCTACGTATAGCAAAACTCCTGATATTGCTGTCATTCGCTATCCTCCTAGTACACTGTATCAGTGACGGCGCCCGAGAACTGGAACGTGGCTGTGATCTCCACGGCCCCGGCAAACGGGATAGTCCGGCCGCGCGACGTGACTATCGCGTTGACGGAATGCTTCTGCTTCCCGCCAGCCGTGCCCTCGTCGGCCCATTCCAGCGTGTCCTCAGTGTGCGTCGCCAACGCTGTCCAGATCGCGGAGCCGTCGGCCTGCATGATTGCTGAATATGTGGCCGTCCCATCCGTGAGGCGCGTCAGATACGTTGTCGCTGTGTCTGAACCAGCCGACACGTCGATGGAATCGCCAGTCTCATTCGCCTCAAACGAGCGGTAATCACCGCTGATGTCGCTGCCGAACTTGACGTATAGCGCCACTCCTGTTATTGCTGCCATCCCCTCCTCCTCCTACTAACTGTCGATTCTGATTCTGTAGTACGCGCCTGTGTGATAGATGATCGTTCCGTCTGCTGCCGTCTCTGTGATCTGCACCTCCTGCTCTCGTGCCGTCCAGAAGTTGGTGTACCCGCTCACGGTCAATGTCTGCTTGTGCAACGCGGTTGTCATCAGTCCGTCGATTGTGCCGGCCGACAGCGGTGTGTCTGCCACGGCCTTGGCCAGGTACAGATGATTCTGCATGTCGCTAGGGTTGATATTCTCGTGCCCGCCGCCGACGTGGAAAAAAACGATGTATGGCCGATCTGTGCCCTGTGGGGCGGCCCGGTTGAAGACGGCGGTCGATCCAATCTCGCCGAAGATCGCCGTGTCCCCGCTCAGTGCTGAGTAGATGCCTGTTTCGATTTCGTTCATTCTCTCGTGCTCTCAAACTCCGTGCTGAATGCGCCGGTTCCTGCGTCTACAACGTGAATTGAGTTCGCAAGAGCGCTCGTGTCTTTCCTAACCAGCCCCTTTGCAATTCTCGCGACGTCCCGCGCGCTCTTGTCCACAACTCCCTGTGCCTTTTCCGTGGAGATTGCCGCGGCCAGCTTGAATGCCTGGGCGAAGCCAGCGCGCACTCTTTCAACCGCCGGGGCCATAAATGGCGTGAATGCCCACCTGTGAGTGCTGTTGTCGTCCGCTGGCCCCATCTCCTGGTAGATGCCGTAGTCCACGCCGTCCGCGACCACCTTCGGCTTGATTGGACCCTTGGCCGCGTTGATGAGCTTGACCAGCTCGGAATCGTCGACGTCAATTCTGATCGTAATACCCATCAGTCCATCCTCCGCAGGTAGACTCTTTTGGCGGTTCTGTTGCTATGCGTGTCTTCGAGTTGCGCCACCTCATAGGTCTCGCTATCGTGTACCACGCGCATCGTCTCGTCGATCGCCTGGTCGTGCGCTATCGTGAGCACCCAGTTCGTGACCACGGCCAGCTCTGAGCCAATCATCGCCTCTGTTCGCTGCGCCTTGACCGCGGCCAGCCTGCACGCCACGCTGGTGTAGGTGTTCGCCCACGACGTAGACCAGCCGCCGATTGCGTCGGCGGTGTTCGTCGGCACCTGTATGGTACAGGTGTCCGGGAGATAGGCGTCAGCGTCGCTTCTGAGCTGGGCTATCTCTAGCGTGCTGAGTGTGCTCATAGGTTGTGTCCCCTCATGTACGCTTTCATCTTCGCCAGTTTCCTAGCAGGCGGTGTGCCGTGCCAGGCCACGACCTGCGGATCCGCCACCTCTGTGTAGCCCCTGGTGCTGTTCCAGCGATGGTCAAGCTGTTGCACCAGCCCCGCCCATTCCGGTTCGGCCAGTAGGTCGTTCATGATCTGCTGGGGATACCACGGCGGCCCACCTGGCC